TAGTACTCTCGGGTTTGGGGCTTCTGTTGGCAAGCATATACGGGACTTGAATTGTGAGCGCATAAAACTTTCAAAGGTGCTATATGACTATGGTATGAAGGTTGCGGCAGTTTCCATTCTATGTCAGGATGAAAGGGTTTTTGAAGCCATGCAAATGGCGGGAACACCCTGTCCATTTGAAGGCAAGATTGGCAAGGAAGCCATGGCGCAGTGGAACAAGTATGATGTAGAGCGTCCTGATTATAGTACCTACGTTAAAAAATTAGAAAATCGTTCTCGTATTGACGAGGAATTAGCTGAGATAGCAAGACAGGAAGAAGCAAAAAGAATTAAAAAAGAGCAGGAAGAACTGGCTAGAAAAATAGAAGAGGAAAAGAAAAAATTAGAAACTTTAAAAGCAGAAGAAGAAGTTAGTAATATTATTGTTGAAACAGATTTAGAAACAAAAGAGAAAGTAATTATTAATATACATTCACGATGAGGTATCTCATCATAACTGCAATTGTATTGTGCAGTTTTTTATTTGTATGGAATAAGGCTTTTGGTGAAACCATAACTACGGATAACCTTTTAACCAATTCCACATTTACTGGAGGCGTTACTGGTTGGACGAATCACGGGACAACACAACAGCATCATACGAATTATGGTAATGAATGTAACCCAAATACAGCAGGTAACTTTGCTACAACTTGTGGCATAACAAAAGGTTCTTTTGCAGGTGTAGATAATGGTGGTATTAGTCAAACAATAACACTATCGGAAAAGACTAATATGACAGAGGCTGAAATCCAAAATGGATTTACAAGTACGATGTCAAATGACATATGGTTTTGGCATGGTCAAGATTCTGTAACGATGACACAGGAATTGACAGATAGCTCTGGTAGTACAACAACACAAAATAGAGTTGTCACCGATAGTCATAATTATTATCAAACATACACTGACACTGCTATCATAGGAAATAACACGTCAACAGACTATGATATAAAAGTTAAACTGGACATTGATGATTCAAGCAATTCTAGTTCTCATGCAGGGCCTGATATTGATAATGTAGAGTTAAAAATAGCCTACACTTATATTAACCCCCTTGAAGAAGACACTCAAGAAATCATAGATGAATTGAATGAAGATATAAGCGATACCATAGATGATATAAATTGGGAAGAAGAATATACTTTTAATGATTCTTGGCAGGAAGAATATACTTGGGAAGACGAGTATGTTTGGTACGAAGAAGATTTTTATTTTGAAGAAGAATATGATACTTCTTGGAATGAAGAAATAGTATTTGAAGAATTTGAAGAAATTTACTTTGAGGAATTTGAAGAGATTGTTTTCTTTGAAGAATTTGAAACAGCTTTTGAAGAAATGCCTAATATGGAAGAGGTATTTTTTGAAGAGTCTTTCACAGAAACTTCCATTATGGAAGAGATATTTGAAGAGGAATTTGAAGAAGACTTTACATCATTCCTAGAAAATACAGGAATGGAAGAAGAATTTACACAATTTTTAGAAGACGAGGGAATTACACAAGAAGAGTTTTTTGAAGAGATAACCGAGGGAGAGTTCGATGACGAATTTACTGAGGAATCTTTTGAAGAGTTTGAGGAACCATTGGAAGAGAGCACAATCACGGAAGAAAGCATTCCAGAGGTTATTGACAGTGAAGAAGAAGGAATTGAAACAGAGATTACAGAATCAGAACCGGAATTAGAGGAAGAACAGGAAGTAGCCCAAGATGAACCTACAGAAGAGTCAGAGCCACAAGAGGAAGTACAAGAGGAGGAATCCAGTAGCGAAGGAACTGAGGAGTCCGAAGTACAGACAGAAGACAGTGAAGAGCAAGACGGTGTACAGCCGGAAGGACGAGATGAGTTGGACTCCGACAAAGGGATTGCTACAGATGTTGCAAAAGTAGAGAGCAAATTAAAACAAAAACTGAAAGCCATTGCTAAACAAATAGCGAAGACAACAAAAATCAACACTCAAAACCTATCAAAAGAGGATTTATTTTTTAAGAATAATACCGCGTTAAACGCCTACAAGAAAATGCAATTTTATAAATCAAAGGATATTTATACTGATGCCAATCTGGATTTATTCAATCAAATTGACCTAGGCGTTTACGCCAAAGATATTTACACGAATATAACTTTAGCGAGCTATACACAAAACGACCCTGTAGAAGTACACCGAGTACAACTATATAATGCACAAGAAAAAACTAAACGATTGCAACTGGAATTGGAGGCCATGCGAAATGAAAATTATTGATAAGCTCAGTACTTACGCGGCACTTATTGGTGTTATATCCGCCATAGGCGGAGGATTTTATGCGTGGGGCGAATTTAACACACGACTTTCTGCGATAGAAAAGAAACCTTCAGTTAATTTAACTCCACTTAAAGATGGATTAAAGGAAACAAATAATAATTTAAGTGAAGCTAAAATAGATTTAATAGATAGAATTAAAAAGGTTGATGATAAAATACAACCTGTTGATTTAACCATAGTATTTAAGGAGATAGCAAAACTAAGAGAGAATATAGCTATGCTTGATATTCCTGAAGATGTGAATTTAAAACCCATATCAAAGGAGCTTAAAAGATTAAGTGAGGAATTGGTTAGAATAATGGCTACAATACCTAAAGCTGTAAACTTAAAGCCCCTTGAAGAGGCTATACAGGCAATTGAAAAGGCATTGGCTATTGTTAAGAAAGAAAATGAAGTACAAGACGCTGAAATTGAAGAAATTAAATTGAAATCAAATAACCCTTTAGCAAATTAACCAACAAATTTTTTATTAAAATTTAGCTGTAAACCAGTTTTAGCACTTGAAAAGTTTTTAGTATACACCATATACTAAATAGGTTGATGCCATGATGGGTTAGCCAAACTTAACTCGCTTAATAAGGAGAAAATACTATGGGCGATTTAGATATATTAAGAAATCATTTTTTAGGGTTTGACAATGATTTTTTTTCAGACTTTTTTGTTAAAACCCCCAATACTTATCCCCCTTATAATGTAAGGGAAAAGGATGATAAAGGTCTTATTGAATTAGCAGTAGCAGGATTCAAGGAAAAAGACTTAAAAGTGGAAGTAAAAGATAATCTTTTGTCTATTTACGGATGTAAAGAAATAGATGATAAAGATGTTAGTAAATTATACTCTATTCATAGAGGAATAGCTAACAGAAATTTCACTAGAAAATTTAAATTACACGAACACATAGTTATTAATGGAGCTAAACTTGAAGATGGCATGCTTAAAGTGGCATATCATAGGGAAGTTCCTGAATCTGAAAAATCTAAGGTTATAAAAATACAATCTTAGTACATCATTTTCTGACTATCTTTCATCATTAACTTAAATACCCCTGCGTAGTAATCCAACATGGATGCTATGACAGGGGTATTTTCATATTCGGGGTTCCATTTATCCATAACTTCAATAAAATCTTTTCCCTTGGCTAATTTTGTTTCTATGACAAGTAAACCCTCAGAGGTCAGTTTTACGTCAAAACTAGCAATAGTGCTTGAAGTTACCATTAACCACTACTAACTTCTCCCAATTTTTTTGATGGATATTTCTTATTAAATTGTGATAAACTCAAATTACTGACATCCTCTCTGAACTGTTTAACCAGTTCTTTCTCATGTCCTCTTGTTTTTTTTAAATCTTCTACTGTTTCAAATATTGCGGATGTTTCTTCCGCCTTTGGTTTATCACTCATCATAGTCTCCCTTTGTATTATAACATCAAGTCCTTTTTCAACTAATTCAAAAAATTCCTTATGTGTTTTTGTAATAAATATCTCGTTTTCAAACATAATTTTCCAATCATTTTGGTCAATGTCATTTAATTTTTGTATTCTAACTATTTTTCTTTCCATTTTTTTTTTCAATAAATTTATGTTGCGTGGCTTTTAAAACTTCTTCGGGCCAGTGGCACTGATGCCGCCATTAAATAGGAATTTGCTAGGGGTAAAAATTTTACCTTTAATTCGTCTTTTTTATCTATCATTTTTATTCAAACTTTTTATATATTCCGCCGTTTCTCTCCCTCTTTTTTCCCCTTCTGATTCTTTTTTTGGCTCGTTAAATTTTATTTCACCTGCTATGGCACTATAAGCGGACATATCTGCGTAAGTATCCTTACTTACATCCCCCAGTTTAGTTCTTGCCACTTTTAAAAGACACATAAGTATGGCTACATCGTGGGGGGATATAGTATATTCCAAATAAGCTGACCATAATTTAGCTATATTTTTATGATTTTCTGTTTTATCACCATAGTCTATCTGTCGTTGTCCACTAGCTAATTTAATCGCTTCATTTAAAAAATCCTTTGTTTTCATATAGATACTAAATCTTGTAAAGGAACTAGATACCCTTTAGATGTCAAATTATCTCCTCCGGAAACAATGCGGTAAGTACTATTATACACCTTTTTACGCAATCTGTCAAGAGGAATCTCAATGGAAAATAGATGTTTATCATTTTTGTCAACAATCTTAAAAATCCAAATGTCAGCTTTACTTGTTACTACGCCACTGACTTTATTTCTTGACCTAAACTCTATGAAGGCATTGCCTGTTTTATAGGCTAATCTGTCAGTTTTTAACTCATAATTCTCACGAGATTTCATCACAAGCTTTTCATGTTTTTTTCCATATTTAAGGTCTTCATTGAATTGAGTAACAGAAAAATCATGTGTTTTTAATTCTTTTATACTTTTTGAATTATTTTCTTTTACAATAGATTTCATCAGTGTTTCTTTCCTAGGTTAACTTTTGTTATGTCACTCGACAAGTCTTCTGTCCTTGGTGTCCCCCCTTTTCGTTCTATTTCAACCATTTTATCCATGACGGCCATTTGCCCCAGTGAAACAAGCCTGTCCAAATCCGTATCCATCATTTCCATTATCCCTTTTAACACAAAATAAGCTGCGTGTACGGGATTTTTGGGGTCAGTTGTGTCATACGCCATCATGTCAAACCCCACTCCTTCTTTCATTGGTCTTAGTACAAGATAAAATCTATCTGGTAATAGAGATAGCTTTTCCGTTTCATCCATAAGTTTATTTATTTCAACCATAATTTAGGTATCCTCTGTTCCGCCCACAGTATGTTGTGTTTGTCACACCATTTTCCGTAAGTTGTTTTACTTGATTTATTAAGCTTGTTATTTGCATTAACAAATAAAAATCTTATGTCAATGTCGGGATTTTGTTCTTTAACAAGTAAATGTTTTTGTCTATCCGCCAAATCAAAAAATCCTTTTGTTTCTATATACACATCTTGCTTGAGTAAATAAAAATCTGGAGTATACTTTTTAATTTTAGGCTGATATTCAACATAATACAGTTCATATTCATACTTAATTCCATTCTTTATCAACCAATGAGCGAACCCCCTTTCAAATTCTGAACGAAAGCCCTTTCTTTTCATACAAGAGTTGTCATCCTATACCTGTTAACTGTTTCCACGCATTTTGTAAAAACATCCGCCAATGTCGGCGCGTTCTTTCCTAATTCTATTATTGCCTTATCTATGTCAACGGAAGGCATGATAGCAAGCTTTCCCTGTCTTATTTTCAGTTGCAGACCATGAAAATCATCTTTTATAGCTCTTGTCGTTTTAACTATGTTATCTTCCCTAAAATAACCATCCTCACCTATTGTTTCCCTTGTAATTAAGGAATGACAATTGTCATTACCCCGCATCCATTCCATCATTTCTCCCCCGCCCTTTTTGAGTGCATTTTCCGTATACACCCAAACAACATCCTTGTTTGATAGTATGTCCTCTTTTTTAAAAGGGGGTGTCATCCATAATACATTCATAAATTTTTAACCTCCGTATTTTTTAACCTGTTATACCAAGTGAGGGGTCTGGTTTTCGCCCTTGATGTCACTCTCTCGTGTAATTGCGCCTTCGGCCAACAAAAATGTCTAAATTGACAATATCCACAAATGCTGTGTAATATAGTATTTCCTGTCTCCATTCTCACACCTTTTTGTTTTCCAGACTTCGGCACATATGTCTCTTTAACTACCTTAAATAATTTTTTAAACTTCCTGTTTGATTTTAAACACTTGATATTCTTGTCAGCTTTTTGCAGTACTTCTTCCCTGTCTTTACTTTGATTTTCTGGTGCTTCACATACAGCCCACTCACCTGTAACTTTATTTATTGCTATCCAACCGCCAAAAGGTACATTTTCCGCCTCAGCGTATAAATGACCTTGCATGACATATCCGAAAGGGTCATCATCCTTTATCTTATGGTAGCTACCATATTGACCAAATTTATTAATGAAACTAGCAGGACTAGCTGATTTCACATCCCAAACTTTTCCATCAATTTTTACATCATATGTGCCGTTTAATTCCGTGCTACCCACTTTTAATTTCACGGGTTCTTGTAATTTCTCTATGTTCACACCCGCCCCGCGCATTACGGCTATAGCGGCGGATTCAATTAAATCCCCCATTAAAAATTTTATAATTGTGTTGTATTCAATTTCACCCTTAACTTCTTTTTTTTCTAACTGCTGTTGACATAGGGGTTTTCCCAACCCCGACATCCTTATTCTCCATTCGGGTCTTTTATTAAATTGTTTTTCTAACGCCTTACCACACGATTCCTTGAACTCATTTATAATTTCGGGGGAAAGTGTTACCTTCCCCCCTGTTGCGTCATAAAGAAAATTCTCTATTAGAGTATAGAGCACTGCTACTATCCGTCTAACTCGATAGCTAGGGAGTGGTCGCCATCTATTGTTTTTTGTTTCGTAGCCTCTCTATGTTTTCCCATGACACCTTCGTTTATGGATTTAACCGCTAAAGCAAATTCCTTCAGTAACCCCTTGTCCACGTCTGACAGGGTATCCACTGAATCCTGTATCTTCACATTAATAACAAAAAAAGTGTTTCCACCCGCTTTCT